TGAACTGCCCAAGAATTAGCAATAGGTAGTGGTGCGGGTGGTGTAGCGCCTTATGTTCATGTAACAGCTAGTGGCGTGACCTTTTCAGGCTCTTTATCTAAAGGCTCAGGCTCATTCAAAATTGACCACCCATTAGAATCAAAAAAAGACACACATCATTTAGTTCATTCATTTGTTGAAGCACCGCAAGCAGATAATATTTATAGAGGTAAAGTAGCTTTATCCAATGGCACTGCAACAGTCAATATTGATACAGAGGTTGGAATGACAGAAGGAACATTTGTAGCGTTAAATACAGATGTGCAATGCTTCACTACAAACGAGACAGATTGGGACGCAGTGAAAGGAAGTCTATCAGGAAATATATTAACTATTACTTGTCAAAACTCATCATCAACAGCAACGATATCATGGTTGGTAATTGGCGAAAGGCAAGACCAACATATAAAAGATACTGATTGGACTGATGCTAATGGTAAAGTAATATTAGAGCCTTTGAAAGCTGAGGAATCGTAGATGGCAAATACTAAAATAACATCAAGAGTCATAGCTGATGATGCGGTATTAACTGCTAATATTGTTGATGCTAATGTTACTACAGCTAAGATTGCTGATGATGCTGTAACTGCCGCTAAACTGGCTAACGATATTGCAATATCTACTACAGGCGATTTGACCGTTACAAGTAGCACTTCTAATAAACCAGTAGTCACCATAAAGAACACAAATGCTGATGCGAGCGCGCCACAGTTAGTATTTAACAAAGATTCATCTTCACCCGCAGATAATGATGAGGTTGGTCGTATCTATATGTATGGTGATGATGACGGTGGAAATGCTTTTGAAGCGGTGCTTATTAGAGGTATTGCAACTGATGTATCTAATGGCAGTGAAGATTCTACATTAGAGTTTTTCACTTATAGTGGTGGCTCACAAACAAGTACACTAGCTTTAGCAAGTGGAAACGTAGGAATAGGCGAAACTTCTCCACAAGGTGCTCTTCATGTTAAATCATCAGATAGCGGTGCAACAGCTTCTAGTTCAGCAGATGAGATAGTAGTAGAAAATTCAGGAAATTCTGGTATATCCATATTATCAGGTGCAAGTGCTAGTGGTTCAATTTACTTTGGAGATAGTGGTTTAGCTTATGATGGTTACATTCAATACGACCAATCAAACAGAAAGTTTAATTTTATAACCGCAGGTGGTGGGGGTGGATTTCATCTTGATTCAGTAGGTAATGCAAAGTTAAGTGGCGGTGATAATAATGAAGTCTATATGGATATCTTCTCAGACTCAGGAACTAATAGAGGTGGTGGATACTTTAGATTCTTAACAGATGGTTCTTCAGCAGAACAATCAGTAGCACAAATCTATATGGAACAAGGGTCAGGTGATGGTGCGGCTCGTAAATGCCATATGTATTTCCAAGTATCAGACAATGGTGCGCCAACTACAGCTATGACTATTTCTAATAACAAAAGAGTTACAGCACACTCTAGTTTGCTTGTAGGACAAACCTCAGATACTGGAATGTCTGGTAATGGTATTGAGTCTGCTGGCTCATTAAAAGTTAACAATTTTATACTATCAACAGATTTAGTAGGTAGTGGATTTAGAAATCTAAATGCAAATGCTAGTGGAACAATTACTACATCAACATCACTCAGAGAACTAAAAGAAAATATAGTGGATATGTCACTTGGTCTTAGTGATGTATTAAAATTAAAACCAAGAGAATTTAATTGGAAAAATGCAGAAGAACATGGAACTGAAGATATAGGTTTTATTGCTGATGAAGTATTTGATGTTAGTCCTAAGTTAGCTACTTATAAAGTAGGCGATAAGACTAAAGATAATCTACAAGGTGTTAAATACGACACTATGACATCTTTATTAGTTAAAGCAATACAAGAACTTTCAGCAGAGGTTGAAGAATTAAAAGCAAAATTGGAGTCAGAATAATTAAGTGTTAAGATATAATTTTTAAACAATCAGAGGAAAGACAATGGCAGATGCTAATGAAGATAAAAGAGTTTTAGTTTTACAGGGTGATAACAAAGAAAGAAAAGAATATCCAGTAGCGGATATGTCACCCGAAGCACAAAACATCTATAACAAACTGGTGTTAGTGCAAAACGAAGTATCTAAGTTAAATTTTGATTTAGAACAAAAAAACATAGTGCAAGAGCGCTACATAGCTGACATACAAGCAATGTTGACTTCAAAAGAAGAAGAAGCAGAGGACAGCGCAACAGATGAAAAACAAACAGATAAATCAAACGCAAAGCAATGATTTAAAAAATCATGAAGCTATCTGTGCATTGAGATATGAACATATAGAAAAACGCCTTGAATCAGGCGATAAAAGATTTGCCCGTGTTGAGGGTATGATTATAGGTCTGTATGGTTTAATTATTGCATCACAAGTATATGCGGGTATGGGCTGATGGCGGGCTTACAAGTCACCACAGCGCCCACAGTAGAGCCTTTAACACTACAAGAGGTCAAAGAGTACCTAAGAGTAGAAGACAGCACAGACGAGCGTGTGTTGCGTCCTTATGTTGAAAGTGTGAGAAGGATAGCAGAAGAACACATGAATAGAGCCTTGATGACTCAAACATTAAGTCTTTTCATAGATAGTTTTGATGAAATGGAAGACCCATTGTGGGAAGGAATGAGAACAGCGCCTTATCTAAACTATTACAAAAACTACATAACATTGCCAAAAGCGCCAGTCGTTAGTGTTTCATCAGTTTCCACATTTGATGATTCTGATACAGAAACAACAATGGCGGCAACCAGATACTTTGTTGATAATGTAAGAGAGCCCGCAAGAATAGTTTTAAGGCAAGGTGAGACATTCCCAACAGCATTAAGAGTAGCCAATGCAATCAAAGTCGTTTTTGTGGCGGGTTATACATCTGCATACGCAATACCAGAGCCGATAAAATTAGGTATGCTCCAACACATTGCATATCTATATGAGCATAGAGGTGATATGTATGAAGCTACAGCACCCATACCACCCACAGTCAAAACAATGTACTCACCCTATGTGATACACAGCGCTCTTGGTTCTTCATCTTTTCTACAATTAGGTTAGATAATGAACTCTATCGGCAAAATGCGATATAGAGTAAAAATAGAATCTGCCACAGATACTACTGATGCGGGTGGAGGTAGAAGCAGAGCATACAACACACTAGCAACCGTTTACGCCAACATAAAGCCCGTGTCAGGCACGGAAACATTTAGACAGGGTAAAGTATCAAGTGACACAACGCATGAGGTTATACTGCGCTACAGAAGCGATTTAAGCACTAAATACAGGCTATGTTATGGCACTAGAGTCTTTTCTATAAAAAGTATATTGAATATTGATGAAAGAGATAGATTTTTGAAATTACAGTGCAAAGAGGGTGTAGCAGAATGAGTTTTAAGAATTTACCAGAAGTCAAAAGAAAGATAAGAAAACGCCTAACAAAAGATGCAATGAAAAATTTGGACAAAGCAATAGAGCGTAGCTCTCGTCATGTAGCTAATGTGGCAAGAGATAGCATATTAAGTGGCGGTAGGTCAGGAAGAATATACATTAGAGGTGGAAAGGAACATACTGCATCTGCCAGAGGTGAAGCGCCCGCATCTGATACAGGTACATTGGCATCAAGTATCACCAACAGAGTCAAACGGACAACAACAGGTATTGTGGGCGAAGTCAGCGCATCTGCTGATGATGGAAGCGGTGGTAATTACGCCGTCCATCTTGAGTTTGGAACATCTAATATGGATGCAAGACCATTCATGGTTCCCGCTCTCAATAAAAGCGCTAGAAGGGTCAAAACGATATTCAAACAAGAAGGGATTATAAGATGAGTCTTGGTTTGTTTGCATTACAATCAACTATATACAGCACACTAAATGGTGACAGTAATCTAACAGATACACTCGGTGCTTCAATATTTGATGATGTTCCACAGGGTAGCGCTTATCCGTTTGTGACGATTGGTGAGGAACAGAGCAATGAATATGGCACTGTAGACCAAGATGGCATGGACACAGCAGTCACAATTCATGTCTGGTCAAGGTATGACGGGGCGAAGGAAACAAAAGATATATTGGACAGAATACACACTTTATTGCATGATAGTAGCCTAAGTGTTACTGGATTCAATCTTATCAACCTAAGATTTGAGTTTAGCGATATTATGCGTGACCCAGATGGGGTAACTAGACACGGTATCATGCGATTTCGTGCAATTATTTTAGGAACTTCATAAAAGAGAGGTATTGTAAATGGCGGCACAAAAAGGTTCGGCGGTACTGATAAAACAAACAATCAGTGGCACGCCAACGACAATAGGGGGTCTGCGCTCATCTTCATTAACAATCAATGAAGAAACTGTAGATATAACTAACAAAGATTCAAGTGGCAACAGAGAATTACTCGCTGATGGCGGTATACTATCAATGTCAATTTCTGGTAGCGGTGTATTCACTGACTCAACTGCTGAACAAACATTCCGTTCTGCGGCGGTTGGTGCAACTGCATTCCAAACATTCTCATTCATAGTGCCAGATTTAGGTACATACTCAGGCACATTCCAAGTGACTAGCCTTGAATACGCGGGAGAACACAACGGAGAAGTAACATATAACTTTGCACTAGAGTCATCTGGTGCGATTTCATTCTCTTCTGCTTAATAAAAAGGTAGGTGGTATATGGCTTGGAAAGAAGTTACAGTCAAAAAAGGCAATAAAACATTTCACGCTTTTATGCGCCGTGATGAACTTGAATTACCCAATAAGATAGGAAAACCAGAAACAGTGAATGTAGATGGTAAGTCTTTGAAAGTTAAAGACTTTTGGGTTGATGAAAGAGATGACATTATTAAAATTAAATTAGATGTTCCAATGGGAACGCCAACAACTAAAGATGGAGAGTCAAATGGCAAATCCAATGAAGGGTCAGATTAAAGTTAAATTAGGCGGTAAAGAGTACAACGCCAGATTAACCATTGATGCAATAATGCAAATAGAAGATGCCGTAGGTTGCGGCATCATAAAACTCGCTACCAAAATGGCAGATGCAGACATAAGAATGTCTGATGTTGTTACCGTTTTACTGTACGCTCTAAGGGGTGGAGGTAAAGATTTTCAAGAGAGTGACATAAAAAAGATTGTGCAAAACACAGGAATAGTGGAGTCAACCGCCGCCATGTCTACACTAATAGCACAATCTTTATCATCTGATAGCGAGGAAAAAGAAGGAAAAAAAAAGGGGTAAAAGTAGATGACAAGCTACCAATCAAAAGATACATGGAGATTTGTATAGGTATGATTGGTATGCAACCCTCTGAATTTTGGAACGCTTCACCTCAAGAAGTACACTCTGCAATAGAAGGATTCAGTGAATTCCATGCCGCAAGCAGTGACAATGAGCCAATGACTAATGACGAACTCAAAAACCTTATGGAGTTACACCCTGACTAATGGCTACTAAAGTAGATGAACTGATTGTTGAGATTAAAGCTGAAACAGCGAAGCTGAAGCGTGGGCTTAAAGATGTCAATAAGCAATTAGACAACACATCTAAAAAATCAAAGATGGCAGTCGGCAGTCTAAAAATGATTGGTGGGGCGGCAGTTATAGGGGCATTCACAAAGCTAGGAAAAACAATACTAGGTGTTGGTGCGGGATTTGAAGATTTACAAACATCACTAAATAAAGTGTTTGGTGGTATGGCGCAAGGTCAAGCCGCAATGGATAGAGTTTTGCAATTTGCTCAAACAACCCCATTCCAAGTAGAAGATGCAACAAAAGCATTCATAGCCTTGAAATCTGCGGGCATAGAGCCTAATGAAAAAATGCTACAAGTGTTTGCTGATACAGCATCAGTGGCGGTGGATAGTCTTGGAACATTTGAAGCGCTCATAAGATTGGTACAAAGGTCTGCGGGTGGCGGCATGGGTCTTGAAGAACTGAACATGATTTCAGACAGAGGTATTAATGTCACAGGAATGTTGCAAGAGAAACTAGGAAAATCAAGAGATGAACTGAGCGAATTTGGTAAGACAGCAGAGGGCGCGGCTAAGATGGTTGAGGTGTTGGTGGAAGAACTCGGAGAGGAATTCGGCGGCGCAATGGTAGAAAAAATGGAACTACTCTCTACCAAAACATCAAACATGACTATAGCATTCAAGGAATTAGGTGATGCAATTTTCAAAAGCGGATTTGGTCAATTTTTTAAAGATTTAGCAGACCAGTTAGGGAAAGCGGCGGGTGCTATGGCGAGATTCGTAAGAAGGGGTAGTGGACAAGCTACTCTAGCAGATTTTGGTCTGACAGCAATAAACCCTGAAGACAATTTGCGCATACTGAGAAATAAACAAAATGACGCTCTCGTTAATATGCAACAAATCGGTAACAGAGCTATGAGTGCAAAAAACCTCTCTTTGCTAGACATTGTGGGTGGGGGCAATCCTTTTAGTCCTGAAGATATGTTGCAACTGGACAGTCTTGCAATGGAATTACAGAGCGTAAACTTACTGATAGCTAGTATAGAAGAAAACATAAGAGCCACAGAAGCGGCAATGAAAACTGATGAAAAAAAAGGCGTGGCAACTAAATTCATTGAATTTACAGACCAATACGCGAAATTTGTAAAAGACTCTCAAGATGTTTCAAAAGTTTTAGAGGAACAACTGTCTCTGCTTGATGACATCAGTGGTGATGAAAAACTGCTCAAACATTTCAATACGACACAAGATGAAATTGAAAGAGTGAGGGAACACATAAAAGGTCTTATGGAAGAATCTGATGATTTGAGTGATACATTAAGAGGTCAACTGTCTGAATCAATTACACAATTATCTATGTCATTTACTAAAGATTTCGTAGATTCTTTAATGGACGGTGAAAACGCATTAGAGTCATTCAAAGACTTTTCAAAACAAATAGTCAGCACTATCATTACGACATTCTTACAGTTAAAAGTTATTGAGCCTTTACTCAATACTGTATTTACAGCATTCGGTATGCCGACACTCCAAAAAAGTGCGGGTGGTGGCACGGTACAAGCTAACAGACCAGTATTGGTAGGTGAGCGTGGCGCAGAGATATTCGTTCCTAACACATCTGGAAGCATAATGAATCATGCAGACTCAAAAAGTGTCGGTGGTGGTGGATTGGTTGTCAATCAACAGATTAGCTTCTCAACAGGCGTAGTGCCAACAGTAAGAGCAGAGGTATCTAAGATGTTGCCACAAATAGCTGATGTGACTAAGTTTGCAGTATTAGAAGCCGCACAAAGGGGCGGGTCGTTTAGAAAAGGATTACAAGGTGCTTAGATGTCAAAAGAAATAACAATGCCAACAACGCCTAATTTTTTAAGTAGTACATTCACACTAACACGGGCGATAGGACAAACAGTATCACCATTCACAGGTAAACAACGCACACAGGAATATGACATGGTTTTATGGCAAGCACAGGTGACACTGCCACCCATGAGAAGAAGTGTCGCGGCTAACTGGCAGTCATGGCTAACAAGATTAAAAGGGTCAACTAATTTCTTTCAATTCACAGACCCAGATGCACTCACGAATCAAGGCACTTATGATGAAGATGATTTGATTGCAACGGCTAGAGTCACAGACACAAGCACCACATTATCATTCTCAAGCAGTACCATAACATCAGGTGATTCTATATTCGGTAACGCATTAGTGGGTGATTACATATTTGTTACAGGCGC